ATGTCTAGGAAGCCTTTGGAGTTCGCAAATCAGCCCGTTTTTGGTAAATCCGAGCGCGGGGATGCTAAAACACAATATATAGGTGTGCTTGAAGCGTCTGAGATGCTGAAAAAGTCACAAAACACAATCATCAACATGTGTAAAGATGGTCGTTTGACAGCTGTACCAACGTCTTACGGTAGAAAAACAAGTTATATGGTAAGTATAGCGTCTGTTTTCGCTATGCAAGAGCTGTTAAAAGAGAAGACTACATTGAAGATTTACAGAAAATCCCCTAGTACAGCTTACAAACACAAGGATCTTATCGCAACCTACATGAGGTTCTGTGAGCAGGGAATGATCTCTGGTAGACCACATGCAGCCTCTACAATGAAGAATAACAGATACTTCCTTAAGAAGTTCTTATCCAAGTATGAGTTTGCAAGCTATGAGTCTGTAAGGGCTGAACTACTAGAGATTCCTGTTGATATGTTTGCAAAGCGTGAAAAGACTTGGGTTGTAGTTCTTGGATTCTGTAAATGGTTGGCTGAGGAAGGATATGGAGATCCTGAAACTGTTCAAAAGATGATGAAACTTAAGCCAAGACGACATAAACCAGCTAAACAGCTTGCTCTCTCTGAGGAAGAGATTGATTTGATGGAAAAAGCCTGTAAAAATGCTTTTGAAAGAGCTATTGTCATGTTGCTTTCACAGACTGGAGCTAGATCTTCAGAGTTTTGTTCCTGGACAATGCAGAATGTGAACCTTGAAACTCGGGAAGTGAAATTCAGAGGTAAGGGCAACAAGGATAGATGGGTCGGTCTTACTGATAAAGCCTATGAAGCCTTGAAAAACTACCTTGAGTTGAATCCTCCAATCAATGATACAGAGGCTATCTTCAGAGGTAAAGATGGGAAACAGCTAAAACCAGATGGTTTAGGATATAGAGTTCGTGATATTGCCTCAAGAGTTAATATTCATGCCCATCCACATGCTATGAGACGCTCATTCGTAACGATTAACGTCACTAAAGGTCGTAACTTGATTGATATACAGCTGGCTTGTGGTCATAGTGACTTGAAAGTTACTCGTGGATACATCCGTATTGAACAACAAGAGACTGTAAACCGGATGAAGAATTGGTAGAATAAGTCTTCATAAGTTGGTTGCAAAATGGAAGAGCCTAGTCGTTAGACCAAGCTCTTCCATTTTAGTATGAATCAACAGAGGCTAACACTTCTTTTGCTAATTCTTCAATCAAATTGGACGCTTTTCCAATCCTGTTTAATTTTTCAATATCTTCCTCAAGCAATTTGCAGCCATGAAAACATGTAACAGAGTCGTGGATCTGATTAGCGGAAGCAATGATGTCTTCACAATGATCACTGTAGACCTCTTTAGTTGGTTTGGTCATCTCTGAATCTCCTCTATAGCTGCCCAATAAACTCATTATACTAAAACATCTTAATCACAAAAACCAAACTATCCGATTTTTCAAAAATTAAGTATAAAACACCAGTAACCTTAACAACGTGTCGTAACTACCCAAACTTTTTTAAAATAACCGGAATTTTTGCAGCTTTTTTAAGATACAGATGAAGAAAATTTTCGCGGAATAAAAATCAATTTCTTTACTATCCAACTTTTACTACAGATTCTTCTAGCAAACTCTCTACTGAAACCAATATGTCTAATCAACAGGACTTTGGACAACGAAGTTGTTCTAAGTCTCTGGAAACTTTCAAGTCTTATTGCTTTCATTTCTCAACGTCTAAACGTTTAAAAAACTTTTAAATTAAAACTAAATTCCTTCTCTACTTTCCCTTTGGGAAATAGAGATCTAAGGAATTATAAAAGACTCCCTCCTAAAGGGGTCTTATATTTAAAATTAATATATATATACTCTAAGTATATATATATCTTTAACAGGCTCATCTTAAGTAAAATCCAGTTTTTTACTTAACGAAGCTATCTTAAGCAAATCGCACTTAAAGACAACTCATCCATTTCCGCGTCCAAAACACCCAAAATCCACCTCATTTTCTCCCATTTTCATCGATTCCACCAAACTGCCGTATTTCCCACTTAAGATACTGATCTTAAATAAGTGATTTTACTTAAGATACCCACATTGGCAAATTGGCTATATAATTATTGGTATAAAAGAGGCTAAAAATTATGAAAAAACCATCACTTATGGTGCCATTGAAATTCTGTGAATTTTTTGATTCTGCTGATTTAACCTTAAACGAAAAAATCACTTTGGCACATGGATTCATCACTCAACGTGAAAAAGTCCTAATCAATGCTCAATACACAAATGCACAATTTGAATGGTCGAGTATCAAGAAGCTCTTTGGCAAAGCTGGTTATAAAACCTTAAGCGAGAAGGGTTACTTGGAACGAATCAACAAAAGCTTTGTGAAACTCACTGATGCAAATTATAACGAGTTGAACAAGGCATTAGATGAAACCAGCAAAACGGATAATTCCTCTGTTGAGCTTGTTGCATGGTTAGAAAGTAAGGTGACAGTAGATGATATGTTACCAACTTTTGATGAGAAAGGATTCTTGGCTTTATACGATGATGTTAAAGCATTGAAAGCACAAGTAAAAACGCTACAAGGTGAAGTAGAAAGGCTGAGAGGGGACGCTTAATGTCTGGATATGATTATGACGGGTTTAATAAAAAGAAAAATGATGACATTACCCAAAGTGATCTTAATAATTTAGGTCACTTTACAGAAGAGGAGTATCATCAGACTTATGAACGATTAGAGAGGCTTTGGGCAGAGGAAGATGAACTCATAAAGAATAACAAAGAGCTTTCACATGAGGAAATAAGAAAAATATTAAGAGACAAATACGGTTTAGGCAAGGCTGATCAGACAAAACTTTATAGTGCTATAAGTGAGATGAGAAAAGATCAGCAAGGTGAAGAGAATCCTGTCATTTATCCATTTAATAAATTGCAATTTGATAAAGAGGCAATGGAGAGGGTTAGAAAAGGCGTTCTAGTAGCAAAAGAAAAACTAAGAGGGTTTAGATAAAAAAATGGTAAATATCACACTATGTAAGAACGAGGAAGACTTTTTATCCAATGAACCAAGGCGTTTGACTATCTCTGACCTTACGCCGATTCCTGGGGTTTCCCGTCTATCTGCTGAATATTGGTTATCTATGTCCTGTAAACTAATGCTGCGGAACAAAGGCATTGAGTTTACTGATGAAGCAATCAAAGTCTTGGTTTTAGACTCTTGGCCTAAGTTTCATGTTTCACAGTTGGATGCGTTTATCCTCATCTTCAGGCAAGTTGAGGCATTAAAAGGCATATGGATTTCGCAAAATAAAGAGATTCTTCAGCCTAAAGCACCTAATGTCCAAAAAGCTCTGATAGGTGAGTTGAAAGAGCATCTTGAGGCCATGATGGGAATTGTTAGGGAGTTGGAGTCGTAGACTAATACTCGTCCTTAAATAACTCTTCCTCACCATATAATTGTTCCATTTCCTCTGGTAAAAGCTGCTCTCTTAATTCTTTAAACCCAAATCCACCTTTGATGGAATTCTGCATGTATGACCGTATCTTTTCTTGAATATCATCAAAGAGTTCAGAATTAAGAGATGTAATAGAGGACTGTGATTCAGCTTTTATCAAGGTTTCATTCGTTTTTATGCGAGCTGGAAGTTGTGTAGCGACATGCCAATAATGGGCAGTTCCATCATAAGCAGCAATTATGAGCATAGGCCCACTATAATAAGTCTGAATCCAGAAGAATCCAAGAGTATCAACTTGACTTGGTATGTTTCTAGTGCGATCTAAGAAAAATAGTAGATCTTTGAGATCTGGAAGTGTATTGAAGTCTTCACTACTCGGATAAAAGTCAATGCTGTTTATGTTTTTGTTTATTCTGAAAGAGTAGTATTTCTTAGGCGCTAAGGTATTACCTTGTCTGCCTTTCATGTGTAGTGTCACTACTCTACTTCCATAAAGATGGTACTTTTTTGAAGTTTATTAAATCTGTCGCAGCAACGGCGTTGTCAACTTGTCTAAGATAATGTTCGGCCATAGCTGTAGCATCATCACCTTTAAGTCTACCAAGCTGTTTTTCAATACTCTTTATTCTGTAGTCATTTTTGACAGAGATGGCTAAGTGAAAAATTGTATTACCAGTTTTAGGATGTGTGGAAACTATTTGCATCCAAGAACCACCAGCAGGAAGATGGAGATAATAAACCTTTATGGCATCTTTGCTCTTTGGTAAATTCTTGGTTTTTTTGAGAAAACCCATTAACTGAATTGCTGGTGGCTCAGAATATCTATCAAGCCCTTTAAAATCAACAGTTCCGTTTGAGAGATTGTATTCTAATGAATAATAATTAAGAACAGGAAGTGGACCAATAGATAAGCCGGTCTGCATTATTGCAACTCCATACAAGTCATCTAAATACCCAAATATTATTTCATCTCACTCAAAAGTCCAACCTCTAACTAGAGGATTTTCTTATTCTATTACCGATATATGGGAACTAACCTTTCATCAGAGGCACTAGCACTTCTCTCACAAATCCAAATCAACCAACATCTTGAAATGTCATGGGAAACATACCAACTTTATCTTGCTGAACTTTGCCAACTCATTGAGGCAAGAAAAGTTGAACGCATAATATCTGAAAATGGCGTGAAAATCAGCCTTTTATAGCTTTCTTTTCTTTTTCTACTTTTAGCTTGTGTATCTCTCTAAGAACCACTACAAACTTGTTTTCTGGTTCTTTAAATTCATCCCTAGAATATGTTTCATGGATCTCATAAGGGAAAAGTTCAAACATAATCTACCTCTTTGCTTGCTATTATCAAAATAGTGCAAGGTTACTGCCTCTTCTTTGCATGAGATAGGGAGATTCGTATGAGTCTCTCTTTTCTTTTAATCCTATTAATTACTTAGAAGAAACAAGAGGTAGTACGTGTTTAACTTCTTCAAAAACAAAGAGACTGATGTTCCAGTTTTCCAACCGGGAAAAGTGATTCCACTCCCTAGCCTAGATTCAGAGATAACAAAGCTTTTGGAGGCTTATAAAAATTCATCCTTTAGCTCACAAAATTCACTAGTTGATATTATCTTGCACCATATCAGTGAGCCTTACAAACAAGGTAATCCTGAACAACTTAGAAAAATCATCAGAACCAAGATTGAATCATTTGTTGAAATAGATAGCTATGTTCGTTCTCTTTCTGTCCAACCACAAGAACCAAAACGTAGAGGCAAAAAACGTGTATAAATTTGACATTAACTCTCTAAAACTAGCTGGGGATAAGCTTTTATTGATTGAGGATACTCCCCCTACCTCAACTATCATTGTTGCTGGGGAGCAAAAAAAGACAAAGAATCACACCTATTCTGCATTTGTACATCTTGTAGGAAATGATGCCACAGCCCAGGTTGGAGATCGTGTGTTCTTTACTGGTGATGCTGTAGAACATGCAGGTGTTCTCATGTCTATCAATAATCAACAATATTTCTTACTCCCACAAGGCTATTGCATTGCAGTTTTACCATCTAACATTAAGGACATCTACTAATGAGTAATCCAGTTGACACACTTTTCTCTTTTATCAAAACCTCTGTAAGTCATATTCATCATGGAATGGGTGCTGATAGCTTATCAGATGAGGTTAAAGCCAAGATTAATGATCTTTTTGGTTCATTTAAAGCCATTCTTGATGATCTAGTACAGCTTAAAGAAACAGTAGAAAAGCTTTCCAAAGATGTTGAAAGTCTAAAAGCTGCATCTGGTAGGAAAAGCAGCTCTAAAGAATCCTAACTATTTCATAATTGTTATCGATAACTCAAGGAATAAACCCAATGTCAATGAATAATATGAACGAGTCAATGCCAGCTGAAGGAAGTCCAGTAGAGGAATCTAGTGAAAGTTCACCCGAAGCAGACTTTGAAACTCTAACTGAAGCCGCAGCTATCAAGGCAGATCCAATGCGTTTAAAGGCTGTACAAGCTTTTGCAGAAGCTCAAGGTCAACCATTACCTGATGGTGCTGTAGTTAAGAAGTCATTTAAAGAGTCTATCAAAGGTCTTGGTGCTGATCTCAGTCAGTAAGGCTATTTAGAAAGTAGATAAAAATCTTTTAAAGCTCCGTTATTATAGGGATCCATAAGTCCGACTTAAAACCTCGGACTTTTTCTTTGCTATAAAACAAGCTCATATCCTGCGAATAACAGCTCATATTCAAGCGTTTATGGGCAAAGGTAAGGGGTAGTGTAGGTTGAAGACAAAACAGCGCATAAAACAGCTAAAACCAGTGCCTCCATTGGGTATCTAAGATTTTGTTTGACGGTTAAAACAAAAAATGGTAGCATTCAAGAGATACAGTTGAGGCTTATATCCCCAGATGAACGCAGAACAAGCACAAATCATCTCCGCCGCTATTCAAGGCTTCAGCACCATTCTGGGTGGTGTGATTGCCGCTTGGGCTGTCATCCATACCTCCGAAATTAAAAAAAAAACTTTTTTTATGTTAAGCAAATTTAACATAATCCACTAGAAGACAATGACAAATTGAACTTATTTGAATATTGAAACCATCAAATCTAAGAATGTTTTGTTTCGCTCATCAGATATTTCAATCATCTTTTTGATTTCAAGTGTTTCATCTTTTACTTCCTGAGTTCGAGTGTCTAATACCTTCTTAAGGTCATCTATTTGAGATTGTCTTTCTCTATCCCTTTTGAACATTTCCCAAACTATCCAAGCCATTGTTGCGGTTGGTGCAAAGAGAAGTAGACCTAGAAAACCTAAAGCTGTTGGGTTACTGAGAATTGCGGTTATCAGTGGTAGCATTTGTCTCTCTCTCGTTCCAGTCTTGTTGAAGCTGTAGCAATTTGAACTTTACTTCTTTATCGACAAGAATCTGAATAACTTTAGCTGCTTCCTCTTTCTGCTTTTTATTGGACATTGTTGTTACCTGTAATGAAGTTCCAGAGCCTTGTCCACCAACTAGTTGCAGTTGTAGATGGGTTAGAGTTTTCAGCTGCTATAAAGTCTGTAGGAACTGAATCTTTAATTGGTTCCTCAAGAAGAGTGAGCATTTGTTCTTTGATAGGTAACAGTTCTGAATCAACTGAAACAGAAGTAATGATAAAACCAGCAGCCTCATAGTCACCCTTTTGTAATGCTTCATTGACTGCGTTTCTAACTCCATAAAAAGCAGCTCTAGCATTAACAGGTAGGCCATCAAACATTAAAGCAAGTTGTTCAATTGGTGTTGGAGGCTCATCTACTGGTTGATGAAAGTCCGTTCCATCGAAAGTCCATTTCTCAACAATTCCTTCAATCCCTGTTGCATCAACAAATTGTTGCGCCACATCAGGATGAAATGGAGGAAGTTCATCAGCAATGATGATTTCTCTAACTATCCCATTCTCTACTCTAACAAAGGTTTTCATTAACTAAACTCCCATACAATACAGATGCCATTGGCCCCAATACCACCGTCATTATTTCCACCACTGGATACTGAGTAACCACCGCTTCCACCTGAACCTGGGCTTACCCCAGAAAATCCACCACCATTGGTATAAATATTGATACCACCTTGACCAAAATAGCTGGCTCCACCTACACCGTTCATGTTGTAGTTGGAGTTGATACCATGACCACCAGTTTGACCATAACCGTTGAAATTACCACCAGAACCAACACCACCATAACCGCCTTTAGCAGTTGAAATAGTTCCACCAGAACACTTTCCACCACCTGAGCCACCAGTAGCACTACACCATGCACCAAAACTAGTTGATCCACCACTTCCACCATCAGTTGGGCCAATACCAGTTCCACCAGTTCCAAATGTTCCTATGGTGACAGTTTCAGATGAGTTAGGGGATGTAATCCAAAGACGTGCATAACCACCAGCTCCCCCGCCACCACCTAAGTCAGCACTTGCAGTATTAGAGGCACCACCTCCTCCTCCACCAGCTCCAACAAGTTCAACAAGAACTTTGGTGGTGGAAGCGTTTTTAGTCCAAGTAGTAGAACCTGTAATAACTGTATATGCAACAAGCCTTCCAGATAATGAGCTTAAAGTACCCCAACTAGTGTTAGATCCATCAGTTGTTAAAAATTTGCCATTATTTCCTGTTTGAGAAGGGATAAGAGCATTTAAAGCAGCATTAGCACTTGTTTGTCCTGTACCACCATTGGCAATTGGAAGAGTTCCAGTAACACCACTAGATAAAGATACGTTAGTGATAGTGTTAGAGGAGCCAGAAATAGTCTTATTGGTAAGAGTGTCAGTAGTTGCACGACCAACAACAGTATCAGTTGCGGAGAATAGTGTAACAGTCCCTGTATTTGAAATTGTTGATATAACAGGTGAGGTTAAAGTCTTATTGGTTAATGTTTGAGTGGCATCAGTTCCAACAAGTGTTGTAGATGCGTTAGGGATTGTTAATGTACGAGTAGTTCCTGTTGTAATACCGCTTAACTGGAATACCGCTTGTTTTGTAGTATCACCATCATCCTGAAGAGTGAATAAAGTATCTTTAATGGTAACGGTGTTGGTATTATCTAAGGTTTTGTTGGTAAGCGTTACAGAGGCACTATTTTTAGTTGAATCTGATGTGTTATCAACGTTTGAAAGACCAACATCTGCTTTAACAATGCCGGTTGGCGAGTTAATAACAGGGGTTGTTAGAGTTTTATTGGTTAAAGTATCAGTTGTATCGCGTCCTACCAAAGTATCAGTTGAAGTAGGAAGTGTTAAAGTGCCAGTATTACTAATACTAGAGATAACAGGGGCTGTTAAAGTCTTATTTGTCAGTGTTTGAGTAGCAGTCAGAGTTACAAGAGTATCTGTACCACTTGGTATAGTGACAGTTCCACTATTTGAGATAGACCTGATAACAGGACTGGTTAAAGTCTTGTTAGTTAAAGTATCTGTTGTATCTCGACCTACTAAGGTATCTGTAGATGTAGGTAAAGTCAGAGTTCCAGTGTTTGAAATGGATGAAATAACAGGACTTGTAAGTGTTTTATTGGTAAAAGTCTCTGAGCCATCAAGTGTTGCAATAGTTCCATCATAATCAGGAGCTGAAAGTATTCTGGTTGTTGCAGTTGTAACACCACTTACCTCAAAAGCAAGCTGTTTTGTTACATCTCCATTATCTTGAATCCTGAAAACATCATCTTCAAAGGTAGGCCCACCGCCTCCACCTCCTCCGCCACTTGGTGCTGCCCATTTCACACCTAATGGTTGTCCAGAATCAGCAGTTAAAACATAGCCATTTGTTCCAAGAGGGAGTCTTGTATTGGTAGTACCAAAGATAACAAGATCACCTTTGGTAGTTGCTGGTGAAAGAGCATTAAAAGCATTATTAGCTGTAGTTTCACCTGTTCCACCTGAATTTATAGGTAAAACACCTGTTGTTTGAGTGGATAAATCAATAGTATCAACAGAGATGGTTACATCAAGTTTTCTGTTTAATGAATCATCTGAACCATCCAGTGTAATACCTGAACCGGCAACAAGGTTTAAGGTTTTCTGGCTACCGATGGCAATATTATCAATCTTGAGATTTAGGCTTCCACCACCGCCACCACCTGTAAAGTAGCTCATTCTTATCCCTCACCGTAATTCTTATTTAAGAAATAGGTGGGGAAGATGATTTACTAGATGTAATGGTTTTAAACGACTGTACCGTCAGCTAAAACCCAATCGGAACCACTATAAAAGATGGGTTTACCGAGCGTTGTATCAAAGTAGAACTGTCCTATTGTAGGACTTGCTGGTCTGTTAGCTGTAATATCGGCATTAGTGATTAATCCACTAGCCTGAAGTGTTGAACTACAAGTTACCGTATCTTGAAAATCAACGTGATTACCAAAAGTAGAACCAGCATTGGCAGAAATTGTAGTAGAAGGTCCACCATCACCTTGTAAAACTATTGATGCTGGTTGTTCAAACCCAACAGTAATATTTATTGAAGAATTTCCAGCAGTCCCGCCACCTAAGCTAATGAATGACCCAGATGGATTTGCGGACATTAAAAAACTACCATAATTTCCATCAATACCTACTGTAGTATGGTCATTAACGCTAATTTCTCCTGGAAGAAAGAGTCCTTGTTGGAATGTATCAATAGATTGAACTTGAACTGCTGGACTTCCAGCATAATTCCCAATAAAAACATTAGCAGTGGTATAAAGATTAGAATCCCCAGCATCAATTCCATCCATAAATACACCCATACCACTTTTTTCTATGGCTGTGGTAGGTGCTTCAGGAATCGTGTTTCCACCAAGAATTATGCTATCAAGATTGATCAAATCAGAAGGTAAGCTTCCACCAGCTGCATCAATAGTGAGTGTATTACCAGTATCATCATAGGTAAGAGTGATGTTATCACCTGCAACCAGTAAATCAGCTACAACATCTTGAATTTGTTCAGAACTTGAACCACCACTACCTGTAAAGTCACTTGAATCTAGTGATAATGTTGGATTATAAATTAAATGTCTTGGATGACCTTCATTCCCAAAGATCAACTGAAGCTGTAAACCATCAGCCCCTTGCTTACGCATATATTTCTCATGAGTATCATCCAAGGTGAAAGAATAAGTTACCAGATGCCAGTCAGAATCCACAGTATAGTTAAGGAGAGTTGTTTTAGCGATAACTTCACTGCCTAGAATATCAACAATTCTGAATTTAAAGAGGTTTTTAGGACAAGGAGGTGTAGTAGGCTCCCAATTGACAAATCCAGTTACATCTTGACCAGTAGGATTTGTAAGATTCTGTTGCATAATGTCCGCAGTATAAGGGAGTGCGGCAAAATAGACGCTAAAATTCCAAGTCTTATAACCTAAATGATACCACTGTCTAATAGTTGCAATATCAAGACCATGTTCAAGCCTTACTGCTTCATCATGTAGGTTTGGGTTATTACACCAGACACCCATTGCATAACCAGTATTAGAATCTGGTCTGGCTGGAACACCATCTACACCGAAATCATCAAATGGTGAGCAACCATGATAAACAACAGTATTTAAAGGTGAAATTGTCCAAGCTTCATCAAATCTTGCATCTACAGAATAAGAAGGGTTTTTGATTGGATAACAAGCACTAAAGTGTGTATCATCTGTGTAACCAAACTCGTTCTTATGGTCTGTATAGTCAAAGCCATTGATATTATCCATCTTTGAATCAAGAAGTTGGACATTAGTAGGATCTAATACGACACCATCCATATTGATGGTTAGACTATTTGCAGAATCATTATAGTCTAATGTAATGTTAGTGCCTTCTTGTAAAAGGTCTGCAACTAAATCTTGAATCGATTCAGGGCTTGGTCTTCCGCCACCAAAGAAACTCATATCAATCCCTCCTACTGATGAAAGGTTAGTGATAGTGCTTCAATGTAAAAAATGGATAAGTCAGTAACACCAGCATCTGACTTGATAATCAAAGGAATATCTTGTTGAAGAGGAATGATATTAGAGCCAACAGGCATGAAAACACCCTGATTCTCTGCTAATTCAAAGTTAAAGTAGCTAGTATCAGAATATTTAATCTTGAAGTTCATAGCGTTATTCTCAGAGAACAATAGACCTACAATAAAGATGCAACGTCCTTCTGCTGGGGTAACAACGGTAATATCAGTATCTACATCGCCATCTGGAATAGTGATGACTGCTTGTTTTACAGGGCCTTCACCTGTATGCATTTTTCTCATGTTGTGAGTGATAGTATCGATGGTAACAGTCATTACTTTCTCCCTAGTAGTCTTTCAATCAAGGTTTTGGTTCTTAAACCATTGCTAGAACTGATTAAATCTGTGTGATTAATAAGTAAATAGCCATCTGGTAAACGCCCTTCCACTTGTTCAAATTCAGTAGGATCAAATTGACCAGAGAAGTCACTATAGCCATGTTGGAGGACTTCATTTGGTGCTTTGATTCGTCTTACATAAAAATGTGATGAGTACATAGTCTTAATAAACCTCTGTTATGTAGTAGCCCCTAACAGCAACGTTTACAGCTGTTGCACCAGAGTTCTTATATTGGATATTTCGACTTGAATCAGTATCAACAATGAGTTCATAGCTGTTATTAGCTACTGTGAGCCTTGGAACACCAGTTGTTGAAGGTGTACCTTTAGCTTGAAGATAGGTACGAATAGCACCAGCTGACCAATACCAGAACAAACCTTGTCTTGAAATAGCTGGAATCCAAGTAGAGGTGGAGACATCGGTAAAACTTGTTGCAACCCCACCAGATAAGACACTGGTTGTTGTATTTGAAAATGTAGAATCATCATAAGCAGTGTTATAGATGATGAGTGGTCTATAAGGGCCACCAACACAATAAAAAGGTGTTATAAGTGGTGTTGTGGTACTTGCATCAGTTCTTAAAGCAAATGGAAGCTGTCTAACATTAGAGTATGAAACATACGAAACAGTGACAGTTCCTGTTTTTGAGCCTGTAATATTGATTGGACTAGCACCAGTTAATGCATCAGTTGAGTTTGTATGCATTGTAAAGGTCGTAGAGGAGTTTACATGAGCATAATATGTAGTTGCAAAAGCAAGTCCAGAGGGTAAAGTGGATGTTCCAGTTGCATCATTGAAAACAATGGCAAGTCCATTTCTTAAGTTATGGTTGGCAGTTGTGGTACAAGTATCAGCTGTTGCATCAAAGCTAGAAACAGTATTCAACGAACTTGGGAGATCAACGATTGAATCACCACCAGCTATATTTCTTGTGCTTAAAACTAAACCAGTATTAGAAACAGTGTCAGAGACTGCATAGAGATTAAAGAATGTGTTAGGCGCTCTACCCCCTCTGTAATAAGCAACAGCACTAGCTGATGTTACAAAGGTACTTTCAACAGTTAATGAAGTATTTGAAGAAACAGCAGTAATTCTACGACTTTCAGAACCTGTAACAGAGATAACATCACCAACTTGGAAATCAGTTAAGAATGCTGTGCTTGAACCTGTAACAGAGGCTGAACCTGAAGATACAGTTACAGTTCCAAGGAATTGAGAGGCAGCTGATTGTGCAAGTCCATTTAAACCAGTTGTAGTTATATCAACAGTAGTTGTAGAGCTTTTAGTGATAGTGTCAGTATTAGTGCTATTACGACAAGAAATTTGAGCAACAGTGAATTGAGTGGTATTCCCATAGACAGGTGCTGTAGTAGTGTTAAACCCTAATAATCCTGCACCAAATTTAGTATCAACATAAAGTTTGGATGCTGCATGAGCATTTTGAGAGGGTGTTGTTTGACCAAGTGTTAAAAAGCCTGTAACAGTTGCAGTTCCAGAAACAGAAAGACTAGATGCGGTTGTTACACCCAATGTCATAGTTCCATTAAAGGTCTTATTGCCAGTAATGGTCAGATTTCCAGATTCAACAGCAGTTAGACGAGTATCAACATCATTGATTCCATTTACAAAAACATCATGTTCTTGGTTATGAATCACGGCATCAATAATAGAACCATTTGTATAGTTTGTAAGTCTACTAACTTGTGCCAAGTCCTTACCCTCATTCCCTACTAAAGAAATAGGGATTGAAAGCACTAGAACTATTTTCTAAATATAGAATCCGAGTGTTTATAATGGCTCATAATTGCAGTTTAGATGGTCTTATCAAAGCATTAAAAAAGATCTCTGGTGTTGAAGATAAGAAGCAAGCTGAATTATTAGGTGAACAGAATGTTCTTCCTTCAGTGGATAGAAATAAAGGTGTCTTCAGTAATTTTAGAGATACCTTCAATTCTGAAGCTAATTTCAAAGGAAAGACTTTTAAAGGTGTTCAAGGTGAAGAGTATTTGTTTGCAAGAGACAATTGGGCTTCAAACAGAAATAATGCAAGCCTTACAAACACTATCAAAGGCGCACAAGTTGCTTTAAATCCTACTGATTTCAATATCAATGGGAAGCTAACTAGATTAGATGCTTTCCAGCAAAGAAAAGCTCTTTGGGACTACTTGATGTTCAAGAACTTTGAAGCTAGAGAAGGTCAAGGTGAGGAGTTACCCTTTAACCTACAGCCAGGTGAAGCAACTAGCTCTGCATCTAATCTTGAGGCTATTATTAGACAAAACCCACAACTATCAGGTCTTTTAGACCATTACAATGCTGTTTTAGATTTATCAACACAAGTAGGTAGACAACTAGGGATTATAGGTGAAGATGCAACCATTCCCGGAAGACTACCTTATGAGGCTGAAGAACTCTTGTATGCGGCCCAAAAGCAAGGTGTTTTAGATGAGGGAATCTATACAAACCTCGATACTATCCTTGATTCACACTTAAAGCGCGTTGATAAAGCTGTCAACGAGTATCGTTTTAAAGCTGAAGTGGCTGAAAAGTATGGTACACCTTACAACCCAGAGTCACCTATTCCTCAAGGTGAGGAAATCATGCAGCTTCGACCTTATGATCTCATGTCTATTGTTAATGGTGGTCAACAACCTGCCAATGGAATCTTTACAGCTATTGCAGAACATTATGAGAACAGAGCAGGTCTTCCAACAGGTGAAGCTTATACCGTTCCCAAAGAAATGGTTAGTGATATGGATAACTTCATCGATGATGTAAGGCTTCCAGAGTTTTGGAAAGCTGCAAATCAAGGAACATCGAACTGGAAAGCTCTTGTTACTGCAAATCCATTGAATCCCGGTGTTTTAAGGTATGTTGTCAATCAGCTAGTTCAAGATAACCTAATGAACTTTTCTATGATGGACCCTACAGCTTGGCGTAGTGTTCCAGAGGCTTTTGTAACCTTAAAAGACATTATTAAAGATCCAAAAGGTCAGATTGAAATCACTTTAGATAATGGACAACAGAAAGTCTTTTCGTCTAAAGAAATATCTGAAGGTCTTGGTATTACTGGTGTTTATACAGACACTTATGGCAATGCAACTAGACCAACAAGTGCTTCATACCTTGAAAAGTTTGGAAACAAGCCTATGAGAGTTCTTTTAGGACTTCCAATTATTAAACAACTTGGAATGGGGTTTGATTTATTAGGTGACAAGATTATTTCAACCAATGAGTTTAGAGAGTCCTTACCTAAAATGGCTTCTTTCTTGAATCAAATCAAACAAGGTAAATCTTTGGTTGAGGCCCATGAATATGCTGGTGAAAGACTTTTAAACCTTACTCGTATGTCACCTACTGAAAGAGCTTGGTTTGCAAATGGACTTGTGCCTTTCTATAACGTTTACAAGCAATTGATTGTTACCCAAGCCAAAGCCTTAACAGGTAAGTATGGAGCTGGTGCAGCAGTTGGTGCATGGATGATAGGTGTTGGAATCCCAGCGGCCATTGATACAGTCAATATGATGAGATACCCAGAACAAGAGGAAAAGCTAAGAAAAGCTTATCCAAATGATCATTTCTTCATTGCCAGTGTTGATGAAGATGGAAATGCAATAGCTGTCAAATATCCAGCCCCTGTACCTCTTCAGATGATTGGTTTAGATGGATTAGCACCTGCTATAGCACATATGGTTGCAGGTGGAACACTAGAGGAATCAACAGATATTCTAATGAGATCCTTAACAAGAGAAGGTTCTGACAATATTGCAGCTGGTGTTCCAGTTGTAGCACCACTCATTGATACTGTTGAAGGATTGTTATCACCCGGTGTTCAAGCCTTATCAACGCTTACAACAGGTTATGATCCTCATACAGGTAGACAAATTGTTAAACCTGATGATTCACCTATGGATAGATTGTCTAAAGCTGCTGGTGTTGGCATCAATGCTTTCAATCCCATTATAGGTGGTTGGTCAAGGCTCACTGATACAGCTTTAAGTGGTAATGATCAGTATCAAGACTTTAAAAGTAGTCTTCCTGATGCTGTAAAGAATCTTGCTGGTGTTCAAGATGACAATAAACCCAGATCTGGAACAAATCAGGCTTATAAGCTTGCTGGTCAAATTGTTGGTCAAACCAAAGATATGAAAGGCCCAGGTATCCTTTATCAAGAGGAACAACAAGTTGGTCAACTACAATCCCATAAAGTAAAAGACTTCAAGAAAGAAGAATCTGACTTTAAACGCTCTGAAAGAAAGCAATTGAACTCGGATAAAGACTATGTTGATCTAACACCAAACTTAAGAAAGAAAGTTCAAAGCTTATTGTCATCATCTAAAGATGATGCTGGAATGTCATATCGGGCTATCATGGACCATATGAAACAAGTTGATGAGTATTATGCTGCTGTTGAAAAGGGTCAATTGAAGCTAACACCACAAGAACAACAGGCTTTAGACCAACATTATCAAGTCGGACAACAATATTGGAACGCTTGGAAGAATGAAAGTCATTTAAGACAGCAAGTGGCTATCTTGGTTGCAAAAAGTTATCCTGATGCCGATTCAAGAACACAAACAGAAATATATAAAGCAGCTTTATCACAGTATTCACAACTAGACACAGCTGATGTTGATACTGAAGAAACAAAGACTGAATCTACTGATTAACAGCCTATTTGTTTGCCAAAGAAGTTCTTTTCTCTTTGTGATAAACCATCTAATTGACCATGAAGTTCTTCAGCCATGTCTTTTTCAACTAGTTCCCTATAGAGATTAGAGATATGGTCTACATCAAGGGGTTTTCTGTTTTTAATGTCCTTGAAAACATCAGTTAGTTTGCTGTTTATGGCTACTCTTTCTGTATTTGAGACAATATTAGACTTACTTTGTCTTTCAAATCCAAATTTTTCAATTAGATTAGCCGCTTTATCTGGTGTTACAGTTCTTGGTTCACCAATGAGCCTTCCATTAACATCAGTAAGTGTTAAATCAACAGCCTTATGATTAGCTTTAGAAGGTTCAGCTATAAGTGTTTGACCTTCAGCATTAGTATAAAAGTTTGGTTTTTCAGTAGGGATTTTTTCATTCTGACCATAAAGGTTACGACCTGAATAAGCTTCCGCTGGAATCTCACCACCGGGAAACAAATCTTCCATTTTTCCAGATGCAATGTAAGGATCAGACTCATATTGTGCTGCACGTTGTGCATATTCCTCTGGTGTATAACCTAGAATTGTTCTCTGAACGTCTTTATAGTTGTGTTTTTTGTTGGAAAACATTGATCCAATGGCTTTTTCATAGTCGCCACCATTAGAATCTAAATTTCCTCTTAAGGTTCTAGCTTGTGTCTCAATCACAGTCATTGGATCAGCATCACCAATGTTGTATTTATCTGCCATCATAAGGTTTCTAACAACATCAGGATCAACCTTGTATTTGGCTGAAATTTCATCAATTAAAGGATAAAAAGCTTGTCTTGCCTCAAGATTCTGACCACCAGCTTGCTCAGTGTTATCTCCTACATAACGACCTTTATATAAAGAGTAATCAGGTTGACCTTCAAAGGATTGATCACTGAAAGGTAAAGGACTAGATGCTGTTTCCTCTGTTGATTGAGGTGTAAAGGTTGGTTCTGTTTGAACTTCAGGTTGAGCAGCTATTTTTTCACCGTCATTACCTAAGAATTTAACAGCTCTTTGTCTTAAATCCCCAGATAGCATACGTTTTGCAACACCAGCAGCTGATGTTCCATTGCTATCTCTAGAACCCCAATACTTACGTTCAGGACTACCAGCTAAAACAGTAGAGTATAAAGCAGTCTGTCTATCAGCTGGATTGGTATATTTTGAGGCATCAAAACCTCTGCCTTTAAAGTATTTGACAACATAAGGCATCTGAGATTCAAATGTATTGTGGACATTAGGATTAAAACCAGTCTCTTTCATAGCACCTGGGCCAAACTGGATAAGTCCGTGATAAAGTCCTTTATCTCCACCAACAGCTTTAGGATTTAAATCTGATTCAAGAGCCATTACAGAGGCCAATTCCTCTGGTGAAACACCTAATTGTTCAGCTCCCCACTTTAATGCATTAATATCAGCTGGTTTTCCTGTGCCTTTGATAACAGGCTTATTATCAACAGATTGTGGAGTAAAGGTAGGTTCATGTGTCTCACCACCTTTTAAGGCGTTAGCAAGGATTTTAGCCCCCTCTGTTACACCATGAGCTACAGCACCACCAGCGGCTCCCATAACAGCCCCTTGTGCTGCACCACTTACACGTCCTTGAAGTCCTTCTTTAGATTCGTTTAAAGCACCTAATCCTGCGCCAATAGCAGCATCTTTAGCTACTCTTTGAGCTAAACCAACATCCTTAACACCTTCAGCAGCTTTTCCTAGGTTTAATGCCTCACCACCAAACAAGAAAGGTACTTGTTCACCAGCAAAACCATAGACAGGATGATTATCCAGATAAGATTGAGTCTTATCATCATAAACACCAAGCTGTATTTGAGGCTTATAAACATCTTTTCCTTGATAAGTATTACCAATATCAGCAGGTAGACTTAAAATACCTTGACCTAAATCTCTAACACCTTTACCAGTACCTAATGCAGCAGCACCAAGTCCAGTAATAACAGAAGTAGCACCTTCTTTGTTGGCTGTTTGACCTTCTTGATTAAAGCTATTGCCTATATTTTTACCAATTTGTTGGTAGGTTTGTGGATTAGTTAAGGCAGATGCAGTATCACCAATACCTTTAATACCAGCATTAAAGAGATTTCCAAGCCCTTGTTGAACTGAAACACCTTGTTCTGTTGGCTTTACTTCAGTTTTAGCAGGTTCTTGAGGTGGTTCAATAGGGTTTTGCTTCTGCATTTGACTTGCCCAATTATTAAAGTCAAAGCTTTGACCTGTAGTTGGACTAGTATTGTTAGTTGGTTGACCAACAGGTGCTTGCTTCTGCATCTTATTGGCCCAAGTATTGAAATCAAAACCACTCATGTAATCACCTTACTTTTTAAGATTAGGTAGACCTGATAAGCCACCAGCACCAATTCCACCAATTGTTTTAGGTGTTGCTCTCTTTGGAATACCCATTCCTTCAGCAAAGATTGTGTCTAACTCTTGAGCTGAAGCACCTCTTTGCAATGCTGCAATGTAACGTGCAACCTCTGCACTAGACCAGCTGCCAGATTTATTAGCTAGAGCTTGAACATTAGGATCTTTTTCAGGATGTGTTTTAAATTCTTCTAAATGTTGAGCATTAGTAGCAGTTGTATTTAGACCTTGAATCTTTATCTGATATTCTTTTGATAAGTGACCAAATGCTTCTTTCAATTGATCTTGAGTTAAGCCTTTAAGTTCTTCAGCACTAGGTGTATAGTTTCCTTTTGCTTGATCAATCTTATTGATCACATTCTGAAACTGAATGTAAGAACCAGCAGTAGCAGGTGTTCCAGTAGCAACTTTTTGTTTATCAGATTGAAGTTGTGTTCTACCTTGTGGCGAAATCATATTTCCAACAGCAGATTGGAAAGCAGATGATTGTAGGCTTTGAATAGCTTGCATTTCCTCTGGTGTAGGTTGATAGTTAGGATCATTTTGTAGCTTTGTAGATAATTGGCTATAAATATCAATATCATGAGCATATTTCTGTTGATCAACTTGTGGTTGAATAGCTTTGTTGTAATCCTCAATATTCCCTTTTCTGGTTCTAGCTCTTGTCTCTAAATCACCAGTTGTAAGACTAGTATTTAAAGCTGTACCGGGAACATCAGAATAAACTCTTCCTCTTTCAAGGCCAGATGCTGCATTGCCTCTAAAGGTATTCATGTCTTTGGTATATTGATCACGAGCTGATTCAACAGTATTGCTACCATTACGAACACCAGCACCAAGACCATTAATCATATTGGCAGCTAACATATTATTAGGATTGCCACGACCATAACCAGACATCATTGCCCCTTGAGAAACGCCTTGTAATGCTTGTTGTGCTAAAGCTGCAAAAGGATGTTGAACAGCCCAAGGTGCTTCAGGTTTAATCATGTTGTTTTGAACTTGAAATCTGTTTTCGGGTGTATCAGCAAGTCCCAAAGCATTTAGAATATGAGGCATATTGGCATCAATTTGAGCTTGTCTAGCTTCTATATTCTTCTTTTCAGCCTCAACAGGATTCTCAATGATAGGTGTAACTTGTGGTTGAGTAGCTTGTACTTGACCTTGAACAGGTTGACTAGGAGGCATTTGTTCAGGTGGAATAGGTTGTGTTGCACCAGTAGATGCATTATGAACTACACCAGCGCCAGTTTGTTGATCTTGAAAGACAGTAGTTCCAGTCTTTGGATCTTGAGCAACAGGTTTAAAGCTTTGAGATGGTGCAGGTTTTGTCTGCTGTATTGGCTTCTTAGTTAAAGTGCCAGGTAAAGCATTTTCAGCAGCTTGATTGATGGTTTTAGCAGGGGTGGCCGCTGGGTTTGATTGAATAGCTTGTTGTACAGCATTGTTTGCGATTTGCTGGGCTTGTGGATGAAGCATTTTATAAGCTACTGTTTGATGATCTGGATCATACCAATCGCCCATAACACTAGTATTCCAAGCATTTCCAATACCTTTAAAGATGTTATTCATGTCTCTAGGGAAATTGACTACATCATTGCCAGCTGAAATAGCTGTGTCAGGATAAGGAAGCTGTTTTGGTGCAGCACTCATAGTGGTAGGCATATTAGGATCTAGTTTTTTCTTTTTGTTGTTATTACTCATCGTTATAAACCTACTTTTTGTTGTGCAATTAGTGCTTGTAAACGTGATAATGGATTGTCATCAACATAGTTTGGATTAACTTGTGTTGTTTGAAAGAATGGTGTTTGTTGAGTTGTAGGAAGTTGAACTTCAGGATTCAAGATAGGTGAAGTGTTATGATCAACTTGAATAGGTGAAATATTAGGATTTTCACTACCCATTGAATCCCCAATATTGGATAATGAACCCAAGCCAGCAAGTAGACCTGCTTTTGAAGCATTAAAGAGTTTTCCATGTGTTTTAGTAGTAGGATCTGCCAGTGATCCACCCTTTAGATAAGAGTTGATCTTTGTATAGTCAGGAATAGAGCTTCCAGAGCCATAGCTATTGATGTTGGTATAGTCAAAGATTCCTTCATGACCAATTTTAGGTGTTTTTAATAAAGGATCAGTGGAACTCAAGAAATCCGTCTTTGGTTTTGAATTACCAAAGAGCTTTGTGATATTCCCAATCTTTCCAAATGAAAACATTTATAAGCACCTACATCATGAATGGAATGGCCGCAGCAGCTATTGAGCCAGCAGCACCAATAGATGGGCCTAACCAGCTGTTACCTTGATTACCTGCATTGTAAGATTGCATTTGAGCATTAAACCTACTCATGATGCCATTGAGCTGATTCTGATAGTTTTGAGAGGCTACAGAGTTTCCATAAGCACCATTAGAGTTAGCAAACTGACCTAATGACATGAACTGATTATTGACATTGTTTGAGCCATTTGAACCAAGTGTTGCTTGATTCATCAAGTTATTGGTATAGTTCTGTTTTATTTGTTCTTTGTTTAAAGTAGCTTCATTTTGAACATCCTGTAAGCCTTGAGCTTCAGTCTTATCAATGTTTTGATTGATATAATCACTAGCACCAGATGCACCTAATACACCTTTAGAGTTATAGCTATTGATAGCAGCGTTTCTTGCTTGTCTAGCTGTATCTTTAATGGGTTGTGAGTTCTTTTGAACATAAGCAGCAGACCAATCATTTAAGTAGCTATCAGCACCATTTGGATTGATCAATTGGTTCATAGCTTTAGAAGTTAATGTATTTGCTTGCTCTTGAGCTTGTTTTTGAGCAGGTGATAGAAAAGTCTGTTGAGTCCAGCTGTTTGTGGCTTTATCATAATGATTCTGAGCAATAACATTTCCATCAGAATCCTTGATAAAAGAATCAGAAGGATCTGGTGCTTTTGGTATTGCCGGTGCTTTAGGTGCTTTTTTGCCAGAACCCATTGATATTCCCTCATTCCCCTAGTTATTTATGAAATAGAGGCAAGAATATATTCATTCCTTAGTTCACCATGCAAATAAACCCTAGCCCTTATCAAGCCTTCTTTCTGAAACCCAATAGATTCATAAAACCTCACCCCATTTGTATTTTCCTCATCAATGTAGGTGAAGATTCTTTTAAGACCACGATTAAACAACATGTTTTTTGCAAAATTTGCAGCCTTTAACATAGCCTTTACACATTTATGTTCTTTGATACACCAAGTATGCAGAGAACAAGCATGTAGATAATCGTTTTGATAATCCCAATTATCAACAGCTATCATTCCAACTGGTTGATCACCTTTATAGACAACCCAAATCCAATCTTCAAACTCTGATAGTCTTTGTGTAATATCTATTGCTGCCCATTCAGTACGAACTAATCCATCCTGATAGAGATCCATTGTTTGGTTGTAGAGTTTAGCTATAAAATCAGCTCTTTCATCTGTAAAGTAGTTTTCACCACCATTAAAGAGATTCTTAAACGTAATATCATCAAACTGAAAGATAGTCTTATCCATACTACTTTGGTGAAACACCATATGTTCCATAGATGAAATCAAAGCCAAGTATTCTAAAGGGTTCATCAGCATTGAGATTTGAAAATCTAATTTTGACATTAGAACCACGCCCTAATGGACCATCCTCAATGCGAATCTTTTTTACCTTTTTAGAGGTGAAAGTGCTTATGTTCCATAAGGATTCACCAAACAAGGAAAATTCTGTTGGCTGCATATTTAATGACTTGGAAAAGTAGGTATCACCTAGATTCCAAGATAGTTCTACCTCTAAATCAAAGTTCCCAACTTGTTCTAAGAATAAATCAAGTCTGATAAGCCTTTTGTTTAAAGCGATATTGCCTAGATTAAACCAAGATGATCCCCAATATGATTCAATAGCAACACCATCATAAGAGTCAGATGTATCATGCTTTTGTAACCAACCATCATAACCACCTAGAATAGGTCTACTTTTATAAAATGTCCCACAACCAGCTGAGAATCCAGTTCTGATAGTCCAATACCACATAGGGCCACCTTGAGGGTTTAAAGAACCATCATCAGAGTAGTCAAGAACAATGACCTTATTGTTTTTTGGGGATGAACCATCTGGAATAACAAACCAGACTTGCTTTTTAGTCTCGTAGTGGATTGCATAAGCTGAATTTATTTTATTTGAGTTCCAACCAGCAATAGTCTTTGTAAGCTTGGTTGATACACTGTTTGCAATGATGTTACCTACAATGTTCTGATTGATAGCGGCAGATAGCTTGTTAATCCCTGTATAATCAATGAAATACTGCTCGTTATAGATGTTGACTACAGAACGTGGTGCTATACAGCCTTTTGTAGCATTTACAACAGATAATCCAAACTCATTTGAACCACCTGAACCAATTGCAGAATCACCAGTCAATTGATGAATGGATGCTGTTTTATAGATGATGATAGAGTTGTAGAAAGTGGAAATGTTAGTAATCGATTGACCATCATTGACGTTTACAGGAATAAAACCACCATAGTTTGATTCAAAGGCAGTACCAACAGATTCATTCTTTGTTAGAAAGGTGATTCCACCATTTGTGGGGTCTACGGCATTTGAATACCAAATGTTTTGAGGTTTAGAACTAGCACCACTCATCCATAATCTGTTTTTCCAGACTAAAACTAATGATGGGATAGACGAATCAGTCCACCAAGGGGCTATAGAGATTGTTGTACTATCAAAAATTAACGGCCTATCAGCACCATTGACCATGATTGCATAGTCAGAAAAAGTAGCAAATTGGAAGTATTTTCCTGGGGTGACACCTGTATAAGCTACAGTGAAGTTCTTACCATCTTGTGAGGTATAGATTTTATCCCCACAACAGACAATGAGGTAAGATGCACCAGTTGATAATATAAACTCGTAAACACCAGTAATAGAGGCTCCATCATTGAGCTGTGAGATATTTTGAGTAACATATCCTTTGCACTTAACGATTGATCCATCCTGATTGAACTCAACATTCTGAATCTCTGTTGCCTCATAAGGGCTTAGAGTAAGTTCATTCTTAGCTTCATTTAATCCACCTTTAAAGACGGAATAGTTAGCTGTTTGAGACATAACTATCCCCTCTTGCGTCTGGTGTTTATGGTTGCAGAAGGCTTATAGCCATAGGTTTTACGGTTATGAACTAACATCTCACCAAGTTTTGTTGTGTAGAGGTTCTGATAGCTTTGCGCTCTAGTGTTTTCCTCTAAGAAAGCAGCTAATAAAGCTGATGCACCATAAATCAATACGTTATGATCTTTAGCTGGAATGATTGGTGTGTCATCGTTTTCAGATAAATCATCTGGAACTACTTGATACCGTAGTTTAACGGTTGAACCTGCATCAGGGACTGGATAAAAGGTGATTTGGTTATTGAAAATATAACAGACAAAGGGAAATGGACTTGTTTGAATATTATTGATTAGAAACAAATCATAGTTATAGTCAAATACAACACGATCAAATTCGCTGTAGGTGAGTTGTTCAATTAGATAGCCATTAGTTGCAAAGCGAACTTCTTTGATAGAGTTGGGATCACAACCAGTTGGTAAATCATAAGTGCTGGTTCCAGCTATAATGCTGATTGTGCCTTCTCTTTCACGCCAAGACCAATCTAAGGAATGACCATAAACATCTCTGTAAATCTGGTTAATGAAGGTTTTTGTTTGGGGAACACGTTCAGTTGTATTGTTATCAAGATCTGTAACAGCTGTGAAATCGTTATTGGTTAAAACTTCATTGACAAGTTGGAGATAATTCACTGTCAAACCCTTCGTATTTATAAAATAAAAATAGATAAGGCCCCTCTTACAGAGCCTTATCTACAAAGGGTTTATCCCCACGATCACATTTAATTATATCTTCAGAATGAAAATGTCAGATGTATCAGTGTTTTCCAGTTCAATACTAGTCCAAGAATGTTCTCTTAACAGCATATAGACCTGTAATGGCTCCCAATACTTAACCTTATTCAACTCATGAGTATCATTGATGTTTGTAATTTGAGTGAATACTTGTGTCTTTGGATCATAATGATTCAAGATATTGATACCATTGAAAGAAGTATGACTAGGATTATTCTTTAAGGTCTGTAGTTTTGGCAGGTCAAAGATAAAAATCGAATCTTTAGATAGTAAACTATGCATTTTAGTTATAAATGCTCTTAAAACAGCTAGATTCTGCATATGATTTAAGATATTTGTACTACATAGAATCAAATCAAAACGGTTGTGAAAGAGGTGAAAGAGAACATCATCATTGATGAAGGTTATTGATGGGTCTTTTTCTTTGGCAATAGCTACCATTTCAGCGGATAGATCAATTCCAGTTACAGTATAGCCCTTGTCTTTAAGTAATAAAGAGCTTGATCCAGTACCACAACCAACATCTAGTACCTCTTTATGGTCATCTGGTATGAATCTCATTAGAGAATCACGAACTAGCTTCCTGCTATCGTCAATAGAATCATAGTATTTGGCATGTTTGTAATACATGATAAAAAAATAGAGCCAATCTTTCGACTAGCTCTATCTTTTGAGTGTTTTTGATTATTAGGATGCGAGTACGTTTTTGAAGTGCCAGTGAGTCTCTGGTAAACGAATTTCCATTGTGAATTCACCGAATGCTTGCGCTCTTTGAACTAGACCAGTACGAGCTAAAGGCTCCATTTGGAAACCCATACCTTGTAGAGGTGCAAAGGTCAAATTCTCGCTAGAAATGATAAATACATCAGTAGGACGAACGTTTTGACTTACAATAATTGGTAGATCACCAGCTTCAGAACCATAAACATCTAAGATGTTTTGTAGTTTCTTGGTGTCTTGGCTTTGTGCTTTATCAAAGCGTGAAGACTGTAACTGGTTAAATGATTTTTTCTGAGCATTACCAACTAAAATTCCATCAGGTTTAGCACCTAGTGCTAGTAAGCTGAAGATAGCCGTATCTAGGTCAGTTGTTGCAAGAGCATTACTAGACATATCAGTTACATTGCCAGTAGGGATTTTGGAACGGAAACCAGCCATAGTTCTTAAAGTTGCATCACCGGGATCATATTGGCGCCCATAGATAGATGTAATTTCAGCTTCTTTTAACATCTCTTTCATTTTTTTGGATGTTTGAGCTTTAACATCACCTTCAGATGCTTGCTGTCTTACATGACTAGAGGTATCAGAGATTTCAATCAAGCGATGGAAGATCTGAGTTACGTTAGAGTCACGACTTGCAACTTCTACTTCATTCTCGGTAGGTGTGTAAGATTCAGGTTTTGGTTTAGAAACAATATAAACAGTTCTTAAAGTGGAACCAGAAACAACAGAAGTGTGAGCTACATGAGTAGTGCCTGCATACTGACGAGAACAAGTTAAAGTTACATCTGGTGCGTTAGTCACTTCATCAATAGATAACACTCGGAATTGCTCTGAATCAATCTCAATGATAGTGTTTACAACGTATTTTGTGCTAGTACCAGATACGCTAGAACCTTTAACTTGAACAGAAACGTTGCTAGTTCCATCTGCAATGTTTGCTGATAAGCGGTCTACCATACCTGTTAAGCGATAGTTGATCCAATAGTGAACAACGTTTTGAGCTGCTTTACTTTGGTCCATAATTTTATTTAAGAAAGGTGTTTCTCTCTCAGCAAGAATAGATACCGCTGGAGATAAGTCCTCGTTATCACCTTCAAGTGAATAACTTATAAGTGCCATGTTTTACCCTCATTCCCTTTTCTTTCTGCTGAAAGAGTTATTTCTGTGGTTAATCTGGATATTGAATAGGTAAAACAGGTTATGATTTTATTTTTAGACCTTTTTAAGATTACGTAATTTGATACCTAAAATGGCATCAAGATCCTTATTAGCAATGGCCTCTTGCAGGTCATCATTCTTAGAACGAGGAGGAATAACATTGCCTGAACCTTCAACATAAGCACGTTTTTTCTTGTTGGATTCAGCCATGGCTTTCTCATATCCCTTCTTTTCAGCAAATTGATAGGCTGCATTGATACGCTGTGCAGCATCTTTAAAGATTTCACCAGCATTAGCATATTTTTTATCTTGCATATCACGTTCAGCTAAATCATTAGCCAGATCAAATAAGAAGGTGTCAAAAACAGGATCTTTAAAGTATTCAAACTCTTGATGGATAGATTCTATAGCTTCGGTGACAGAGGCTTTAACTTCCTCTTGTCTCTCTAAAAGTTGTTTATGTTCTTCCTCTTTAGTAGTTCTTTCTTGATCATGTTGTTTCATCATGACCTTATTCATCCAAGCATTAGCATTGATTGGATCTTTATCAAACCACTCTAAATACTTTTGGTTTAAGAGTTCTTGTCTTTCAGGGCTTAAAGCAAGAGGAATATCATTAGCTAATGCCCAATCTATAGCTTGAAATGGGTTTTGATCGAAAGAATTACAGAATTGAACATCAATCTGTTGTAATTGTTCTTGGGTGAAACGACCTAAAAGTAGTTCTGGTTGTTCAGTCTTTGTTTCTTCAACCTTTGGTTCTACAACTTGAACCATAGTATCCACATTGACTTTATCTTGTGTTTTGACTGGTCCAGTAGTGGAGACACTTTCTTTTACAGGTGCTTCAGTCTTTGTTTCCTCAACTGGAACGGATTCAGTCTTTGTTTCCGCTGGTGCAAGTCCAAAAAGGTTGCTATTAGACATATTTGAATAATCCTACTATTGCTTTGTTTTATTAATAGGATTATTGCTTTGCCTTTCTTTCACAGATATTAAAGAACTCCAAGAGTCCTTCATTGAACTTGGTATGACCATGAAGAACAAGTAAACCCTCTTGTGTTGGCTGATAGTCACAAGGTTTACGAGATAAAGCTTCTAACTCTTCTTTGAGCTGTTTATATACTGGTGTGTTAATGAATGACTTATAAGCTATTGCCTCTTGTTCTTTTTGCTTTTTATTCAGTTTTCTTTCAGTATCTAATTTCTTAAAGAACTCTGACTGTTGTTCATTCATAAGTTAATCCTTATTGTGGTGTAGCACCTGGGCTAGATGGTTGTGCTAACTGTGGTGCCTCTAAACTGTTAGCATTACCTTGTGGAAGAGTAGGTGGCCCTTGCATAGCAGCAGATTGTGCCATAGCTTGTTGCTGCATCATTTGTTGTGAGGCAATAAGCGCCTGAAGACTTTGTGTGATGATGGATTGTTGAACTTGTTTGCAAACTTCATCACCCATCATGTATCTTTCTTTGTCATCAAAGCCATGTAGCTTCATCCAGTCCTCTGTAATAGACTCCCAGTTGACCATTCCACCTTGAGGAAGCTGGGCTAGTGTGGCATAAAGCTTTTCAATGCTTTGAATACGTTCGTTATTGTCTGTAACAGTCTGTAAGCCAGTAATATCAATGGCTAAATCACTTAAAGGAACACCTTCCATTAGGATTTCAGGATCACAACCTGTGTAAGTTGCAATATCTTCTTTGCTTCCAAACATCCTGATAAGCTCATAGGTAAAAGCAACAGCAGGTTCTAGGAACTTTTCGTTTAGATGCTTGGCTATGTTGGTAAAGTTTTTATCTGAGGCTTGAGAAAGGATAGTATCACTGGTTGCTGTGCCACTCCCGGATGAACTATCTCCACCTTTAGCATATTTTAAGACTGTAGTTGTCTCTTCATACTCTGCTTTCAATACATTTAACATTTCAAGAGGTGTGGAAATATTGCTACTGTTATCAATTGTCCAAATAGAATCTGGCCCATCCATAGCATGTAGACCACCGGGGCGTTGTATAAAATTATCTGGGTCAAAGGTTCTGTCAGTTGCCTTATAGCCATATTGTTTAAAGAGTTTGATAGTTAGCTCATCAGATAAGAAATTGCTAATAAATTCAGCTCTATCTTGGATAGGTAAGCCTTTTTCAATGAAGCCTTCTCCATATGCGGAACCGGGAATCTCTCTAAAAGATGTAAATAAGAAAGGTCTTTGTGGATAAGGATTAGGTTCAAAACGTATAACATGTTTTCTGTTTGCAACAACACAAACAAAGTCCCTATAAGTCTTTCCATCAATAACAAAATCACCCCAAGCCTCAAGTAACTCTGCCTGATTCTTTGGAGGAGTAGGATCTTTAACACCTAGAAAACATGCTATATTCTTGGAAAATGAATCATCATTAGGATTGGACACTGCATCATTGCTAGTAATTGAGTCAGTATTGATGTAAACACCACCATTTGATTCATCATTAGCTTTAATATCACTGATATTACGGAATAAGCGCTGAATCATCATAGACTCAGATACATCAGCATTATTTGCAGGATAGATAACAAAGTCCTGCATCTTAACAAACTCATACCAAGGAGCATCATAGACAAGACCTTCAGTCTCCATATCTATCTTGCCTTGTCTTTGTTTCCAGTAGACCTTCATACAAGTACAACCAATAACAGAACCTTGTAATAAGAAGAGATCAGTGGAATTTGCAAAGTTTCCCTTCTTAAAGATTCTCTTTTGATATTTGGTTAGAGCCTCTGCATTTAAAACTTGTAGTTCATCAGATCCATTGACAGGTCTAATCTGAAAGAAATTTTCATCATTAGGCATTGTGATAGATCTGATTTGTGTGGTTCCAGCAATAGCAGCTTGATAAGACCAAGGTAATGAATGATTGCTACGCCATCTTTCATGTTCAGGATAAAACTCTGGATCTACATATTGGGAGAATGCTTTCCAGCATCTTTCCCAGACCTTCTCTCTTTCAGCTCTGTCTTTACGGCCATTAGACCAATTCTCAACAACAGTGTTAGCTATCTTGGCTTGTGTATCTTCGCTAAAGCTTTCAGGTTGAAGATTATTGTCTTGGATTTCTAAGGCCATTAAGGCATCCCCACTATTTCAAATCTGTTGATAATGAAATAGTGGTTTTAATAGCGGCTACGGTATTGGATAAGGTTATGAGTTGGTTTTTGACGCCAAACCTTTTTATTACCTGCCACTTGATCTGATGTTCTGTTGTATTTATTGATGATGATGTATCTTAAAGCATCTTGTAAGTGGATATATTCGTTTCTTTCCACTTTTGGGATAGGTAAAGATGTAACGTTCTTACGCCATCTATAACCACCTTGAAAACCTTCAATCAAGATAGTACAAGTTCTATCAAAGAGAATCTTTCTTCTTTGGTCTTTAGCAATACTGGAAAGCTTTTCTCTTGTGAGTTGGATACCATTGTTTACAGACCCAGGAACACTAGGAATATGTCTAGGCATGACGTTGGTCATCTGATAAAACACATCGATGTTGTTCTGTCCTGTTTGTTCGTTATCCAAACGTCCAGCAGGATCACAATAAGCTTCAAATGAATCCAATTGTTCAGGATACTTGACCGCTATAATGTCCAGAATATTGTTGATAAAGTCTTTTAATTGCGCTCTTTGGTCATAATACTCATCTAATACAATCAATTGACCTGATTCACATTCTTGAGCAAAGACACAAGCTGGATTGACCGCACCCCAATCTAAACCAAGTATTAAAGTCTTGTTCTTGTCATAAACAGCATCTATAACGTGATGTTCCATATAGAAATCATCTTCATAGACACCTTGACCATCTGAAACAACACTCCACTCACCCTCTAACTGTTGTTTAGCTAGTGAACCTGTGTATTTTGACTCGTATTTGGCTCTTGTATCTATGGAAAGAGTAGGATTATCAAGTGTTTTAGCCTTAATCTCTATAAGTTCAACACCAGTCTTCTTGCGTTTTTCAATCTTTTCAGTGTCATGAATCAAGTCATAGAGCCATCTAGCACCTAACTTATCAGGTGTTGTGGTTATTTTGATTTGGTTACGAACAAACATTCCAGCTTTATCAAGCTTGGAAACCTCTTTCTTATCGGCTAAAGCCCCGTAAACCTCACCAGTCTCTTTATGAACCTTTTCCCTTAAACGGTCAGTTAGAACATCAAATGAATCAGCAGGTGTTGCTTCAGCCTCATCTAGCCATGCCCAGCATACGTCAAAACCTTCAATCTTACCTGCCCCTTTATCCAAGGACTTACAGAAGATCTTTTGCCCCTCATGACCGGGTAGTAGGATATGTAAGACATTTTGTTGATCAAACTTGTAAATCTTTTGTCCAACTTGTTTAGAGGCTTCATCTAAAAAGCTCAATAAAGACTTCATGGAAGCATTTTTCAGCTGATCATAGTTGTTGGCACAGATCATGCCTGAGGCTTTTGGATACTTAAAAATCATATCCGTAGCCCAAGCACCACCAATAGTAGATTTGCCTGTACCTACACCACCTACAAAGCAAGTATAATGTGCGTTAGACTCTAAAAAGTCTTGCTGGGGTGAATAACCATCTGATTCTCTTGCCCAAGGACTAAATGAAACAGATGCAGCTTTTAACAGGACGGGTTTATGCTTCTTAATTGCCATGTCTTATCAATAGGATTAATGCTTTAGAGCATAAAGCCTTGTCTTATAGCGCTTAAAAAGCCATGCCTAATACCATGTTCCCCATGATACTTTTCAGAGGCCTTGTTGTAGGCCATAATCGCCGAAAACATGTTTTTAAATGTCCCAATGTTATAACAGCGTCTGTCTTTATAGATTCTGACTAAAAACTTGTTATTTGGGCGTTTTACAATGCCTTTTAAACCTGTGTTTGATAGAGCATGTTTAGAATTCTGTTTGTTTTGTTGACGTGTAACTACTCGTAAATTAGAACGTCTGTTATCTGATCTGTTATGGTTGATATGGTCTACATCTAATCCATAAGGGGCGTTTGTTATCATTCGATGTAGATAAACAGTTTTTCCTTTTTGCCAACCTTGAATGTACCCACTAACACTGTTATAAGACCAACAATAATCATTTACTAGATGAAGATCTTCTTTATCAATCTGAATGGTGTGACCTTTTATTTGAACTTTCATAACTAACCCTTTGTGTGTCAATTAGAGCTTTTACAAACTCTAAATGTTTTGTGATCGTGACAGAGTTAGGCACTTTATCCACTTGATCTTCCAGTCTTAAAACCAATCCAAAACCATAGATTAAATCCTGATTGATATTCCCACGCTTATTGGTTAAACAAGCAATCCCATAGCGTTTGATCAGCTCTAGGATTATCTTTTCAATTCTTATAAGTGAGGGTTTGACCATAGGATGTAGGTCTGGATGTTTTTCAAGATATGTTTGAATCGACATAGTGGGGTGTACCTTTCTCTGGTTTATTAATAGGATTAATGAAAATATGTGATTAGACCTATTTCAGTGATAAGGAAGTAGATATAGGTGTTAAGTCATCATGAGTGAGAAGAGTAATAAGCGTTTTAAAAACTGGATGGATAAGTACAGTATTGAATTTGATGTTGACCAAAAGGCATATCAACATGAATACCTAATGCAGCATGATGCAATGATGGAACAAGTTGATGAGATTTCTTTTCAAATATCCCGAAATAAGGATGTTCCTATTCAATGCAGACAAGCATCTATCAACACCTTAGTTCATAGAAATGAGATCCTTCATAAGCGTAAAGAGTCAGAAGTAATTGCTGAAGAGATAAGGAACTATAAGCCTCTTGTATCGTTTAAGATTGAAAAGCTTGAGTCCAAAACCATTAAACAGATTGAAACCAGTCAGCCTACTTTGAATGAACTTGACTTTGAGATTGAAGAATAAGCCTTTTTCTTCAAATTAATTACTAATTAGGGCTTTTTTATTTTGTTGCTTTGAAAATAGACGTATAACGTCTACTAGGAGCTATTTTGAATGGAATTAGATGAGAAAACAAAGCTAATACAGACATTGAATGACAGATTAAGGAAGACTTTTCTGGGTGGTCAGATAATGGTTACAACTGGTGTACAAGCATTAGATGAACTTGATCAAAGGCGTGTAATGCAGGCTGTTAGTGACTTTAATGGATTTAATCCTGATAATGACCCATATGAAGAGCATGATTGTGCAACTTTAACGGTGAATGGACATAAGGTGATGTTCAAGATTGATTATTATGCGCTTGATATGCTTCATGGAAGTGAAGAACCAAGTGATGAGAGCCAGACAAAGCGTGTGTTGACGATTATGTTGGCTGAGGAGTATTGATTGATATATAATCACAGTCGATTAGTGAGAGTATGACATAATATCTCCCTCAAAATAATTGATAAGCCTTCAGTTTGGAGGCTTTTTTCTTGTGTAAAAAAGATAAAACAACAACTGATTATTGAAGCCTCAGAGATGGGGCTTTTTTGCTGCTTTCTGCTACTGCTGATTAGTGCCTCCTTTTTGCTATAATGCTCGGACAAGTAGTTGTAAAGAACAAAGAGATGACCGAAAATCAAGCTTGGATTATTGTTGCAGACCGAGCAAGTATGGAAAAATGCGCTGAGCTAAAGACATACGGCTTGAATCATGGCTCTAGAATGGCTGGTATGAAGGTTGGGGATAAGTTAATCGCGTATATCCGCAAAGAAGTTGCATTTGGCGGTACCGGTGAAGTCCTTAAGCCTTACTATATTGATAATGAAGAGATATTTGAAGGTGGAATCTTCCCACATAGAGTTGGTGTAGAGCTTCAGTTGGTTCCCAAAAGTGATACTGTAAATGTTTGGGGCCTTGTTGAAGGGCTGGATTTTGCACCAAACAAACAAAATTGGCAAAGTGCTATCGTGGGTGGTATTAAAAAGATACCTATGAAAGACTTTGAGACTATAAAGAGTGCTTTGTTTTCTATGAAAGTGAGTAGATAG